ATTGCTGGCATTGTTTATTTGGCTACGCAAACAACCTTTTTTCAAGACACTTGGCGTGTTATGACCAATGTTTTCAAAGTTTCTGTGGATTGGATGGTTGGCGCGTGGGATGCTGTCGCGCATGGCTTCAAGGCCGCTTTTGACTGGATAACCTCGATGTTTAAGGGTTATGCGAATGGCTGGATTTTTGTGTTTGAGTCTGTCATCAACTTGATTATCAATGGTCTAAACGCTTTTTTGACTAGCGGTAACGGCGTGCTTGGCCCTCTCGGTGATGCTATTCATTTGAACTTGCGTTTGGGCGGTATCCCTAATGTGAAGTTGCCTCGTTTGGCTGAGGGTGGAATTGTGCCGGCAACACCTGGGGGCAGGCAAGTTGTTGTGGGTGAGGGTGGTTCAGCTGAGGCGATTATTCCACTCAACAAGTCTGGTCTTATGGGCAATACGACTGTGAATGTTTATGTGCAGTCCGCTGACCCTAAAGCGGTGATTGCTGCAATTGGCCAGTGGACTAAGGTGAATGGCAAACTGCCTCAGGCTTGGACTCGATAAATCATGTCTGTCCCTACTCAAAAAGTTGAATTGACTTTTGGCACAGCCAGTTGGATTGATGTCACTACTCGCACTAATTCGGTTCACATTAGTCGCGGTGTTGATCGTGCGCTTACTGATTTTCAGCCTGGCACTTGTGACCTGAATTTTCAAAATACTGACCGAACTTTTGACCCGACTTATCAAAGCTCGATTCTTTGGGTTGGTGGAACTGCTGGTTATTCGATTGTTCAGCCAGGTGCTTTGGTTAGGGTTTCGGCTGGCAGTTTAGTGCAGTTTGTTGGCAAAATTTCGTCTTGGTCTTTTACTAATGATGAAAAGGGTATTTATGCGTTAACTGATGCTTCGGCACAAGATTTTTTGGCTGATTTGGGGCGCGCTCAGTTTCCTGCGAATGGGACTGTGGCTGCGAACACTACTGGCTGGCAGATTTATCAGGTTGCGCAGACTTATGGCACTGTTGACTCGACTGAACTTGATTATGGGCAGACTATGTTGCCGCCTCAGCCTTATTCGGTTGGTGACAATGTTTTGAACTATTTGCAGAATGTTGCTCGCAGCGAATTGGGCGATGTTTATGCACAGTCAAATAACACTTTGGCGTTTCATGATCGCAGTTTTAGTCAATACATTTTTAGCGGCGGCACTCAATATTTCAATTATGTGACTGCGCCTAACGCCGATTTAGTGACTTTTGCGCAGGCAACTGCTGCTGGTTGGGGTGGTGGTGCGACTGCAATTGTGAATGTTGCTAATTCGCCGACTGGTTCTAAAGCATTCCAGGGCGTTTGGCAGTCTGGGTTGTCGTCTTATGACAATCTGTTCACCTCAATTGAGCAAAGTGGCTCAAGGTCTTATTCGGCTGGCACTTATACAGCGAGCCTTTATTATTATTCGCATAACCCTAGTCCACTTTTGGGACTTACTTTGCTTGTTGATGGCGCGTATAAATATACTGCCAGCACTGCCTATTCTGTGACTGCTGACACTTGGACTAGGTTGCAAGTTTCGACTGTTGCCACAGCTGCGTTTGATAGTTTCAGCATTGATGTCAATGGCAGTGCAAATGTGCCTCAGTATGTGACTGGTGTTCAGTTTGAAAAGGCTTCGACAGCAAGCGTTTATTTTGATGGAAATACTGTTTTTCAGTCAAGCGGTGTGACTAGGCAGGTGCAACCATCTTGGTTTAGTCAAGTCGGGCAGTCGGCTTCGACTAGGGCTGTGCAAACCGGCTCATTCAATTCGCTTTATAGTTATGTGACTTTTGCTGATGTCAACTCTCAGGGGACTGCTTACGGTAATGGCACTGCATTACCTATTTTCGATTTGGTCATGTCTTATAACAGTGAGCAACTGTATAACCAAATCAACATAACTAACTCAATTGGCGGCACTGTAACTGCCATAAATACTGCAAGCACTGCCCTTTATGGCCCTCGCTCTTACACGATTTCGAGCCTTGCAACTAATAATCAGCGTTTGCAGGCTATTGCTAATGATCTAGATGGCCAGTATTCAAAGCCTGAATATAGGGCTGAATCGGTGACTATTGCTGTCGAAAGCCTAACAACTGCTCAGCAGGCTATTTTGCTGAATGCTGCTTATGTGGACATTCATCAACTGGTTCGCGTTATTTTCCAGCCAAGTCGCATGGATGGGCGTATTGACAAGATTTATCAGGTTCTCAAGATTGAGCATGACATGCAGATTGAGACTCACAGAATGACTTTGATGTTGGGTTCGTTAGACAATTTGCCGGCTCGCGCTGACTCCACTTTGTTTGCAGTCACTAATCAGGCGATAGCAAGCTGATTGCTAAACTTGACCTTTAGGAGTGTGTGATGGCGTATAAAACTTGGGCTGTTGGCGATGTTATTGCTGCCGCTGATCTAAATACTGTTTCAACACAGTCTGTGAGTGTTTTCGCGAATTCGGCTGCACGCACTTCTGGTATTTCGACTGCTGTTGTTGGCCAGCCAACTTATCAGGATGACTTGAATCGTGTTGAGGTTTGGGATGGCACTGTTTGGCAGCCTTTGCCTGCACAGGTTTCGGCGTTCACTGCTTCAGGCCCTGGCACTGCGGTTGCATCGGGTTCATCGGCGTTGGTTAGCATTACTTTGCCGACTGGTCGTTTTAGTGTTGCCCCGATTATTGCTGGTTTGACAACCACTGGCGCTTATTTGACTCCAGTTGTCAACTCGGTGACTGCTGGCACAGTAACGGTTGCGCTAGTGAATAATGGTGCTTCATCTCAAGCTGCGACAGTAACTATTTATGGTTTGGCGGTTGCTATGTCTTATGGAACGGCTGCTGGCTAATGTTTGTTTGTAAGACTGAGGGCTGTTTTGGCGGGCTTGTGGCTCATACTGCGCCTAATAATGACTCAATGCTGGTTTGTGGTCTCTGTGGGCAACCTATGACCGTTGAGGGGCAATAATGGCTGAACCAAAAGTGACTAACCAAGATTTGTTGTTGCAGATTGTGCGTGACATTGAAGTTTTGAAACAAAACAGCATCCAGATTTTGCAGGCTTCACAAGATCATGAGGTGCGTATTCGTGAGCTTGAGAAAGATAAGCACTCTAACGCTTGGATTTTTAGCACTATTTCAAGTTTGATTGCGGCTGGAACAACTGTGGCAATAATGAAAATGATGGGATATTGATGATTAACCCTGGCACTTATTCGATGACTGTTTATGCAGGCGCAGACTTTGACCGAACTTTTACTGTCACACAAGGTGGAACAGCCTTGAATTTGACTGGTTACACAGCCGCAATGATGGTTCGCGATGCTGTTGATGGCACTGCAACCCCGCTTTTGTCGCTCACTAGCGGTTCAGGTATCACTTTGGGTGGCACTGCAGGCACTATTCAGGTTGCTATTACTAACACTCAATCGGCTGCTATTCCTGCTGGTTCTTATGCGTATGATCTTGAGATTATTTCGGGGTCTAGCGCGATTACTCGTATTTTGCAGGGTTCAGTCAATGTTTCAGGGAATGTGACTCGATGAGTGATGTTGTTGTTTCAGTAACAGAATCAACAACTACTGTTGCTGTCACCGAAAATTCGGTCAATGTTGCGGTCACTGAAACGCCAGTTGCTGTTTCGGCTTCGTCTGCTGGTTTGCAGGGTGCGACTGGTGCGCAAGGGCCAAAGGGTGATACTGGTGCGACTGGTGCTGGTGGAACAATCGGTTATTACGGTTCGTTTGAATCAACACAAAGTCAAACAAATGGCGGCTATGCGACCAATAGTCAAAATCTTGTGACTTTCAACACTCCTTCGATAGCAAATGGCATTTCGGTATCGGGCGGCACTGTCACTTTCGCTAACCCTGGCACTTACTTGGCTAACTTTCTAGGCCAATTCATTACTACTGGTGGCGGTTCTAACTATCAGGTCAATGTTTGGTATCAAATCAACGGATCAGCAGTTGCAAATGCTGGCTATGTGTTTACTACTGGCGGTGTCAATAATCAGGTTCTCGCCAATGTTGAGGACACTCTGGTTATCAACGCTGGTGACACTCTGGCGTTTTATTGGTCTAGCCAAAATCAATATATGCAGTTGCAGTATGTCAATGCTGGCACTGCACCAACTCGACCAGCATCACCATCAGCGAAACTAAACATTCTGCAAACCACTTATACGCAAGCTGGCCCGACTGGTGCGACTGGCCCTGCTGGAACTGGTGTGCCGACTGGTGGAACTGCTGGGCAAGTTTTAGCCAAGATTGATGGCACAAACTACAACACTCAATGGGTGGATGCTGCTTCGGGGACACCTAATTATGCGGTTACTGCTGGGACAGCCTATTTTGCGACTACTGCTGGCACTGCTGTTTATGCGCAGACTTCAGGCACTGCAACCACAATTTCGGGCAGCATAACAAAATCACAGGTCAGCGATTTCACTTCGGGAACTGTTGCTGTTGCAACTTCGGCAAGCACAGCGACAACTTCGGGGACAGCATATTTTGCGACTACTGCTGGAACTGCAACATTTGCGACAACAGCGGGAACTGCAGTCAGCATTTCGGGCAGCATCACTAGATCACAAGTTAGCGACTATGCGGGCGGAACTGTCGCAGCTGCAACTGCCAACGCTCTGCTAACAGGTGACAACGCTTTTACAGGGCAAAACACTTTCACACCAACTAACGCATCATCTACTGCTTTGCGTGTTGTCGGCCAACCATCTCAGGGTGCGGTTTTGCAGGATTGGCGTTCATCGAGCGCATCTCTTGTCAGCATCGCAGCCGATGGTCAACTCAACTTGCCTACTGCATTCATTACTGCATCCGGTGCTTTGCGAACTGTGAACATTACAGACACAGGTTCGACAGGCGCTTTGTTCTATATGAACGCAAGCAATATTCAAATTCAAACTCGAACCGCAACAAACCGAGGGCTTTTGCTAACAGGTGCAATAAATCAATCTGCTGATTTATTGCAATATCAGGCTATGGCTGGTTCTGTTTTGGGTGGGCGTAATGCTGTCGGGCAGATTTATACTGGCACGACTGCACCATATTTCGGCACAACCACTGTCACGACTGCTGCAACAGCTTCATCAACTACTGCTGCGACTTTTACTTATGGTGGCACTGTGCAGATTGTGCAGCCTGGTCAAATTGTCGCAACTTCAGGTTTTACTGCTCAAACTTATTTCAACGGAACTTTTGCTGTCACTGCTGTTGGTGGCGCATCAACTGCTTGGACTTTTACTGTTGCTGGATCAGGTTTCACTAGCGGTGGCACTGCAACTGTTTTTGGTTCGTTTACACAACCTGCACAGGTCAGCATTCAGCCGGTCAGCGATGGAACAAAAGGCATCGTTGTAAGGAACAAATCAACTACTTCGCAAGCCAACTTTATTGAACTTCAAGATTCAACAGGTAACTCGTTAGTCACAGTGACTTCGGCTGGAACTTTTAGAGCGCCAATTGTTACTTCGGTCACTTCTGGTCAGGCTTTGCTTTATACCGGCGCTGAATCGGGTGCTATTCGTATTGATGCTAACTCGGCATCGAATAAGCCTTTGGTCTTGCGCGGTGCAGCATCGCAGACTGCTAACTTGACTGAATGGCAGACTTCGGCAGGTGGAACAGCGATGGCTGTGACAAAAGATTCTTGGTTGGCTATATTCAACTCGACAGCACCAGCAGCTAACGCAACCGGCGGTGGCTATCTTTATGTCGAATCAGGTGCGCTAAAGTATCGCGGTTCGTCAGGCACTATCACAACACTAGGAAGCGCATAACATGAGTGATTTCAATGTTTCTAATGAGATAAAAGCACAGATTCTTGCAGATCGTTTGCGTGCTTTGAATGTTGAGGGCTATGGTCATGAACTGTTGCTGAAACAGTTTGAGGCTGCGAATCTGCTTGATTCGGTTGAGGCTCAGTCATCTCGCGATGCTATAACAGTCATTCAGGCGGCTCTTGCTGTGGTTCAAACTGAATTTGATGGGCTTAGCGCATAACAGCCTAAAAGTTAGACTTGTTGCATGAGAACTCTTGACGATGCAATCAAAATCTATAAATCTTTTGTCGGTAAGACTCGCGCTGAGCTTGAGAATCCGGCTACTGGTGCGCCTTGGCTAAAGGGTAAGCCTCATAACTATTTTGACTGTGCTAGCGCATTCTCGTATGTTTCGGGTATTGGTCGAGACATTTATTCTTGTGGCACTTGGGTTGAGCATTTCAAGAATGAAAAGACTTGGCATTTCACTGGTTTGCCTAAGCGTGGCGATGCAGTCATTTTTAGTTGGGATGGCTTAGGCATGCGTGAGGATGGCGGTTCTCATGATCACATTGGTTTGGTTGCGATTGATGCTGAACCTGGCAAAGACATTTATTACCTCAGCGCCGATTCGACTGATAAGCGCGTTGTTGATTTGCATCATGTGCCACTCAAGTTTGTTTCAGGTTGGGCAACTATCCCTTGGGCGGCTAAATAATGAGTTTCATCGCTAAAAATAAGGCTATTTTGAGCCTTTTGTTGCAGATTGTTTGGCGCAGCTTTGGTTTGGCTTTGATTGCTGTGCCGATTGGTGCAGGTGCAGGTGCAGCGTGGTCTGGCTCTTGGGTGAATGGTGCTTTGATTGCGTTTGCGACAGCCTTTTTGACTGTTTCGAGCGTGCTTGGTGTTGCTATCGCTTCGACCGGCAAGTTGACGACACAGAATGTTGATGATGCGTTCAAAACTGCTGTGCTAAAGACTATGCAAGATGAGCAGGCTAAAGACAAGCCAGCAGATAGCCCTAAACAGCCCTAAAAGGCTTCTAGGGGGCTTAGCGCACTTGTTGGCGTATTCTTTTACGCTGTTGAGGTGTTGTGCCTCCCCAGATGCCAAAATCTTCATAAACGCCGACTTGTAAGCATTCGCTGACAACTGGGCAACGCATGCAAATCTCTTTTGCTGTTTTGGCTGCTAGATCGCGCATGATTGTTGAACCGCCTAGACCTGACCAGTCCTCTGGATAAAAGATTTCAGGGTTTTGTGCGCACTCCACGCCACCGTTTAGGTCTATGGCTTCGCGCAGCTGAACTGTTAGTCGCTCTAGTTTTTTAGTGTTGTCAGTGGTCATGGCTAGAGTTTAGGTTATGACTACACCTGATTTTGCCAACTTGTTCACAGATGCCGAATTTATAGGCCTTTTCGAGAATCACAGCCAAGAGTGGCATGATGCTCGCAATCAACCTGGAGTGATTTCGGGCAGTGAAGTTGGCACTATTTTGGGATTAAGTCCGTTCACTTCGCCTTACACGCTGTGGGCGCAAAAGACTAACCGAATTGACAGGGACATTCCCGAAAATGATGCCATGTTGCTTGGCACATTCTTGGAATCAGGTATTCGCGAAATGTATGCACATAAGCATCCTGAAGTGACTGTGATTGGTGATGTTGGTTCGTGGCGGTCAAAGCTGACTCGCTGGGCTAACGCGAACCCTGATGGTGTGTGTATTCCTGCTGACGGTTCAGCACCTTATTTGTTGGAAATCAAACACACTTCGCAATTTTGGGATTCGATTCCAGAGCATTATAAAGCGCAGGCGTATTGGTATCTGTATGTCACTGGGTTGCAGCGCATGGTGTTTGCTGTTGATGCTGGCGGGCGTTATGCCGAATTTGAGTTGCTTTATGACGAATTTGAGGTCATGGCGATGCTTGACCGCGTGACTTTGTTTCGCAACCTAATCATGACGGATGTTGCCCCTGATTGGGATGGCAGTGATAGCACTTATGAAACTTCTCGCAAACTGTCGCCAGGTGTCGAAACGCGTGACGAGGAATTGGGTGATTTGGGTGTTCATTTGGTCAATGCACAGACAGCGTTTGAGTCAGCTGAAGCGCATTTGCGTGAGATGAAGTCACGCACGATTGAGGCTCTAAATGGTGCTAAGAATGGCACTGTTGATGGAAAAGTTATCGTTACGCTTGGTCAGCGTGGCAATAATCCACCGTTTTTGACCATCAAGAAAGCAGGAAAATAGTGAATTACCATGCAGGGCAGGGCGTGACTTTGAGTATCAAGGTTGCGGTTATCAATGGCAGTGATGTCAAAACTTCGGTTATTGGCTTTATTCGTAATGTGTTGACTGATGATTCTGGTCGCACTTGGCTGGAAGTCTATGGAATCAACAGCCCTATCGAACTAAACGAGTTAGTTGAGGTTGAAACTCATGGCTAGTTTTGATTTGCAAAATTATGTGACTGTTGAGCAACTGAAAGAACAGTTTTTTGCTAAATATCCTGATGGGCGCATTGTCACACAGAATTTGACTAGCGATCAGGATAGACAGGTTTCGACTTGGGTTGTTGTTGCAGCTATCTATTTGACTGCTGAGGAACAGGAACGCAATCTGCCTAAAGCCACTGGTCATGCTTTTGAAATTGATGGCGTAAATGGGACTGCAAATAAGTTTTCGGCTCTTGAGAACTGTGAAAGCAGTGCAATCGGCAGAGCCTTGCGCAACGCTGGGTTTGGCAAAGCCCCGACTCGTGAGGAAATGAGCAAAGTTCAGCGCGGTGAGGCTCAACTGGCGCGCCAGAGCAAGAGTGTGGATTGGGTTGCGAAATTGAATTCGATAGATGATGTTCAGGGGTTGCGTAGTCTTTATATTGATGCCAAAACTTCTAAGGCATCACCGGCGATTCTTGAACAGATTAAGGCTAAGGCAGATGGCTTGGGGCAGGCAGGATAGTTTGATTTTGGCTGCGCATGTGGCCGAGATTTTTGAACTTTTGCAAGAGCTTGAACGCACACCAACTTTTGGTGATAAAGCCAAGATTCAAAATGTCAAAGACATTCGTGAACTTGTTTTGAGGCAAGCGGGTCGTCTGCGTTATTCGGTCAAGAATTTGGATGATTAGCACTTTTTAGCGTTTTAGGTTTATAGTGTTTGACTATGAACGATAGACCAATTTTATTTCACGATTCCCCTTGCCCGTCTTGTGGCAAGATGCTGTCTGCTGGCTTGTTTTATACTCGTCGAGCGCGTGGCAACATGTTGGACATGAAGTGCCGCAAGTGTTTTAGCAAGAGCCTAAACATGCCTAAAACTCGCATTCATTATGTTGAGAGAGGGCTAGTTTGTCATCCTTGGCGCGGTGAAATGGATTATGATCGCATGGTTTGTTTGAACGATGTTGGCGAGGCTGTTTATTTGGGTGAGCGTATTTGTGGCCATGCTGACTGTATCAATGAGGATCATGTGATTGTGAAAGTGCCTGGCACTTGGCGCAGGCCGAATCGTGGCGGTTTGAAACATAAACGCAAAGCTCGAGTAAAGTAAAAGCCCGCCTCAACGAACCTAGGGGAAGTGTTGAGACGGGCAACCAAATAGGTGGATTTGGTAACTTC